GGTGCCTGCGTATGCTTAGTATGTCGCGGCCCTGCCTTATGGCGATGACGGTAGCGTCGGCTCCAAAGCGTGCTGGATCCACTCCGACCACGATGGGCGCGGACTGGTCGGATATAGCGGGACGTTCCATTGCCTCGTCAACCAGCGCGTTTCCGATGAACTGGTCGTCGCTTGCGTTCGGGAACTGACCGTAGACTTCGACGTGCGCGGCGCTGGAGTCGGGGCCATACTCGTCAATGATCTGCTGGTAGACGGCTTTATCCGTCCCTTCGACAGATCTGGCATCGACAATCTTATTTCGCCAGAAGTCGCGCTTGGAGTTAAAACACTCATAAAAGTAACCAGAGTTACGACGGGGGTTGCTGAAGCACAACCAAAAGCGATTAGGGGTATTTTCCGTAAAAAAGCCCGCTGCAACTGACCAGATAGAATCATCAATTCCGCTTGCCTCATCGAATACCAGCATGACACCCGCGAAGTTGTGCACGCCAGCATATGCGTCAGGATTCTCCGCACTCCACAACCGCCCTTCTACGCCCCAATAGCGCGTTCCCATCTTCAGATCACGTTCAACCAATTCAGCGATCCACTTGGCCGGTAGCACCCGCGTCGCGGATACCTCGAACCAGTGCGTGTGGATCGCCATACTCAGCCACTTGGTTATCTCAGCCCAGGTGACGCTACGGAGCTGCGCTTCCGAGTTAGCCGACACGATGGTCGTCGAACCTATTCGCGTGGTCAGCATCCAGATCGTCAGCCAGCTTACGAGGGCAGACTTACCAATACCGCGTCCAGATGACACGGCCAGCCGCAATGTCTGGAAATCTACCTTACCGTTGTTCGCGTGGATGTGATCGCGCAGTTCAACCAACACCTCGCGCTGCCATTTGCGTGGGCCTTCGAAGTGCTCAAGTGGCGTATTCGGCTTCCCCCACGGGAAGGCTAGTCTCACGAAGGCCAGCGGGTCGTTCTTCAGCGCGGGGTTCCACAGCGTCGCCATTAAGCGCTGTTCTTCCTCCGGCGAATATACCGTCGTTTGCATCTATGATCTGTCCTTCGATGACTCGTTGCTGCGCCTCCTGAAGCGCCGCCGTAATAGATATGGTTTGGTTGACCTCAACGCTGACCGCTTGCTTGGCAACCCAGCCATGTGCGTGCTTCAACATCTCAAGCGCCGCTTTAGTGTCGCCGTTCAACGCGGCTGTGCGGAGCACGTTCGCCATTTCCGCTTCGCCATCCGCGCGGCCTTTGGTTTCCGCATACTCAGCGATAGGATCGAACTGCACAAGCCGGCGATACTCTACAGGCATCATGCCGGCAGCTAACGCCAACGCGTCACCTTTGAGTCCTTTGCGCGCGGCGTCGTAGATCAGTTCTAGGTTCTTTTCTGTGGCCTCTATTTTTCGAGGCTCGTATGGCAAGCTTTCAAACATACTTTTTGTATTAGCATATTTTGGGGTGATTTCAAAAAATAAAAAAAGTTTGTGTAATCCCTGCGTAGATATTCCCAGACCACGCAAGGCCCAGTCCCCCCGTCGCGTCGTCATGCCGTCGAATTGGATTGCATGATTGCTTAGTCAATTATGTTTACATAAACTAAGTTGACATTCAAATGTCGACAAAAGGTCATGGTCTTTTTGGTCACGCGTTTACTAGTCGGAGGTCACACTGGTATATGAATGTCAACATATATGTCAACATGGGGGAAGAAAACGCGGCAAAGAAGAGGGGGTTATGGTCATCATGGTCATTTTGGCCCCCTGCGGAAAATCGCGCCAGATATGGAGAGCCATATACATTAATTGTATACATATATATTTTTTTTTTAAAGTATAAGATTAATGACCAAAATGACCAAAAGCCACATAAACCCGCAACATCAGCACGTTAACCATGGCCATTTTCCAACAACACCGTGACCATTCATAACCAAGACGACCAAGCTAACAAAAATAATTTGCTATTATCTCAAAATAGTTATTGACTAACAAAAAATCTTTGCTAATATATGATCATCGAAACGCAAACAGGATGACCAAAGATGACCAAGCTTCTAAACCTTCTCTTTACTGTATCAAGCGCCTTCGTTGGCCTTCTGATCTTAGCCGTCGCATTCGAGCCAATACTAAAATAAGGGGCGCGCAAGCGCCGCTACTCTCTAACTAAAAGGATTAATATCATGCGTACAACATTTGATTTTATATCTGACCCTGGTCATGGCTGGTTAAAGGTTAATACTCGCGACTTGTTTGCGCTGGGGTTAACGCCGAGCGATTTCAGCTCATATAGCTATCGCCGAGGGGACGATCTTTACCTAGAGGAGGATTGCGACGCGTCGCTGTTTATTCAGACTTATATCCATAAGACAAACAACAAGCCAAAATTCCGCGAACGTGTTGCGCGCGAAAAAAGATCAAAAATTCGTAACTATGATCATAATGGTTATTGACTAACAAAAATTTTGTGTTAGCAAAGATATGTCTTTTTGTCTCAATATGAGGTTAGTCTGATGATCGATACAGCAAGCGCATTGCGTCTAGCGATAAAGCGCAATCAATTTACTGGCGTGATATTATATGAGGGGCCAAGCGCCATCGATGGCGCGCCTATCGTGGCGATAGCAAATCGCATTATCGCGAATAGCGCCAACGCTAAGACCGGCGCAATGGTGCAGACTTTTATTATTCGCTCCGATGTTAACCCTTTTACAGCTATTAAAGACGGGCGTGATCATAGCATATGCGGCGATTGTCCCCAGCGACCATTTAAAGGCGGTAAATGCTACGTCGACGTAGCAAAAAGCGTTGTTAGCGTTTACGGGGCATATGAGCGCAAGCGCTATGCGCGCCCTGGCATAGACTATGACCCTGCTATATTGCCGGAGCTATTCGAGGGCATGGCCTTTCGTCTTGGCACATATGGCGACCCTGCTGCTGTCCCGTTTCAGATATGGCGCGCCGCGACGTTAAAAGCTAAAAAAATCACAGGCTATAGCCACCAATGGCGCGACCCGCGTTTTCAAGCTTTCTCGCTGCTATGTATGGCTAGCTGTGAGAGCGAAAGCGACCATTTGTTAGCTAGCGCTTGTGGATGGCGTACTTTCCGCGCCAAAAAATCAAAAGACGTTAAATCATCTAATGAAATCGGTTGCCCTGCTGCCAAAGAAAACGGCGCGCGCACTAGCTGCGATAAATGCGGCCTATGCGCCGGCAATAGCAGCAAATCATCTAAAGATATTGTGATCAATCTACACGGTTTCCGAGTAGGGAGGGCGGCATGAAAACTTTTGACGCTTGGCATAATGGGCCATTTTATAACGATGAACTAAATTTAATATTTACGGGCCTTTATTTATGGGTTGCTGATGATTGCGTTGCGTCATGGGCGCCAAGATTCAAAATGTTAGTTAAGGGGGTATAAAATGATTAAAATATCTGATCTTGCTGCTATGGCAGAAAAAGCGGGGTTCAAAGTTCACGAAAGCCGAACACATGCGCTGCTATGGTTTCCCGAAAACGTAAATAAACCGGCAGCGGTTCACATTAACGGGTCATTATATTGCAACGCTGATATCGTGTTGAGCTCATTGCCTGAGTGCGATTACACCGCGCCCTATGGCCCTTTTCACGATGGATACATTAGTGAAACAAATTATGGCGTTCAAAAGCTTTATCGTTTTTTAGTGTTTCATGCCACGGCACAGCAAGACGCGTAAAGGCAGAATTAAAGGAGCTGCTAAAATGATAGAGCTAACACTAGACCATGAGGCGGTCGAGGCGCTTATTAAAATCTTAAACGCTCAACCCGCGCCCTTGCCGTGGCATCTAATCGATGCCCTGCACAATATGCAAGAAGAGTACGACAACGAAGCAGAACGGCGCTTTTGCGCGCGGTATGAATATGAAGGCCCAAGGGCAGAAAACGACTAAGGGGGATGACAATGCGACATAAAAAAATGAACACGTTCACATATAGTTTTGAGGAGCTGGAGCTAATCCAGGGCTATGCCGTCACAGCTACAGGG